ATGATCACATGAACGATGCGGCTGGCTATCTGGTGTGGCGTGAGTTCAACCCGCTCCACGCTGGTGCTGGGCGTAGTACTGGGGTGAGGATATACTGAATCAGTAGCTGCTTCGGCATCATGGCACGTGGCAAAGGTCGTTCAGGACGCCGTTATGTGCGTGATAACCGTGGCAGGTTTGCGTCTAAAGGTGCTGGCGCTACTGCTCGCGGCGGAAGATTGAAGACCGCAGGCGGCAAGAAGCGCGCTACGCAAACGATGAAAGTTGCCGGATCGGGTAGCAAGATCCGCAAGCCAATGTCAGGCGGTAGCAATAAACCTTCACAACAAATCAGTTCTAAGCGTCAATCCGCTGCTGATCGACTCAAAATCAAAACTGCAACTCGCCGGAAGCTAAAAACGGATCGCGCTTCCGTGATTCCTGCAAAATCCGCAGGACCCAAAACAATGAAGGCCAGTCGCGTTAGTTCAACTGTTGCTAAACCACGGACCAAAGGCAATTCACCGCAACAAGTAGCAAGCAGGGTTCAACGTAAAGCGGCTGCAAATCAGGCAAACATCAATAACATTACCCGCGCCGAACGCACCGGAGCGACTCAAGGGCGTCAATATCAACGTGCATTGAAAACGCAAGCCACGTTGAAGCGCGCACAAGAGTTCACGAAAACCGGCAAACTGCCTGGACGCGATAATTCAATCAAGGCTCAACGCGAACGGAAAGCGACCAAGCAACGTCTTGCGGCCAAAAATGCTGAACGCAAAGCAGCACGTCAATCTGCTGCCAAGGCTTCAACCGCACGCAAGCCAATAGCAAAAACCACTAAGTCACCAGTCAATAAAGCCAAAGATTCATATAAAGCAGCGCGTGCAGACGCTCGTATGCGGAATTATGACCTTAGAGGAGCTGATGTCAATCAACGGCGTATGGCAAATACTGCCGCAGCAAAGCTCAAAAACATGGAACGCCGTCGTTCGGCTTCAGTCCCTAAAGCCAGCGCTGATTCACCTAAATCTCGTCAAACCGCAAGAGCATTCGCACGAATGAAACGGGCATCTACAAATGAAAGACAAGCTTATGAACGTTGGGATAGAAACGAAGCAACTAACAAGGATTCCCGCAAGGCATCTGTGGCTAAGCAGGCGATGCGTATTTATACCGGGGAGGTCAATCCAAAAGTCAAGAGCCGTGCTCGCTTGACAAGAACGCAAAATCCTGATGTTTTGCGTGATCGGATTAAAAGAGGCGAAAAGCTGACTGCAGCAAAAGCAAAAAAAGCAGCAAAGAGTCGCCGTCGCTGATACACTTCAGTCGCTACACGCTTCCATCATGGAATCATTCCTGTCTGACATTGGCGGCTTGATCGCTGCACAAGAAGACCTGACTATTGCCGAGATCATTGGTGCACTTGAAATCACCAAAGCAGAACTGCTAGAAAGCCTTTTTGAGACTGATGAAAATGAAGAAGCCTGAAGTTACTGCAGTAGGACGCTTGCTTAAATCGAAGCACGGTGAGCCACGAAAGCATCAAGTGATTAAAGTAGACGCCAATGGCAAGGCACGTATCGCCAAGGATCAGAGCCTATAGCAAGCGGCCTAGTCCACCCTTACAACCGTCACACGACACGACGTAGCACTGCACCGCTGAGTCATAATGCCACCAGTCACCACCACCCACTGATGACTAGACGACAGCAACTGGCCGCATTGGCCGCACAGCTCCATGAGCTGACTACCGAGGACGAGCGGGAAGACTACCCGTTCTTCGATCACCTGCAAGATCTGATCAATGACCTTGAGATGGAGGAGGGCGAATGACCCTCCCCCGTCTCATCGGGCTTTACAGCCCTGCGCCAGGCTGCGGTAAGACCACCGCAGCCGATCTGCTTGCCGAGCATCAGCGTGTGTCACTTGCTGCGCCGCTTAAGCTCGCTGTGTTGAACATGCTCTACGACCTCGGGCTTGCGGGCTTCCATTACGTCTACGAAGACAAAGAAGCCATCATCCCTGAGCTTGGCGTATCAGCGCGCCACATGATGCAAACGCTCGGCACCGAATGGGGCAGGGCTTGCATCCACCCAGACTTCTGGGTGATGATCGCTCGCGCCAAAACGCAGCGGATCATGGCTTATGGCATGCCCGTCGTGATTGATGACGTGCGGTTTGCCAATGAGGCCACGATGATCCGCGAACTCGGCGGTGAGCTATGGCGCATTGAACGCCCTGGCATTGACTACGACGGCGACCACATCAGCGAAGGCGGATTAGAAGGCATCACCCCTGATCGGGTGATTATCAACGACGGAACCATTGTTCAACTCACGGAGAAGATTTATGGCTGAACAGCATCGTGCAACAGCTGACCAATGGGATCTCATTGGGCGGATGCGCCATCATGTCGAGTCTTCCTGCCTCCTTGAACTACGTGACAGGGTCGAGGCGTTGGAGATTGCCCAAGGCGGCAGCATCGACCTGTCGCATCTGAGCGAGCCTGGGCGGGAGCGCCCCGCTACTCGACTGCTCAGCTACAAAGTGGGCAAGGCCGAGCCCATCGAAAACTGGGGCAAAGGGCACACGCTAGTGGATCCACCCGCCACCACCGCCCAGCCCAACCATCAGGCGAACCCAGATAGTTCGCTCAAGGGGCGGGTGGCTGCAGCGATCATCGCGGAGAGCGGCGAGCCGATCAACTGGAAGCCAGAAGCCCGCGCTGCGATCCGCGAGGTAGCGGCTTGGTTGCGGGATCACTATGGCGGACCGACTGCAACCACTGACCTGCTGGAACAGGAGGCCGAGCGATAATCAACCAATCCCAGCTACCAGCAGCACTCACCAGCCAGGGCTCAGTCCCTGGTTTTTTTGTGGCTTTAGACTGCAATCAACGCATCGTTGCAGATGTACTCAGGCTTCCGCCATTACGACCGGCCGATCGCTAAGCGCGCCGTCACCAAAGTCGACGACCCATGTATCGCGTGGCACGCGATGGAGCCGGCCTGGATCCTGATTGAAGACCTCACCAAAGGCACCGTTGCGATTCGGAAGAAACATCGCACTTATCTTCCGCAGGAGCCGCGCGAGCTTGATGAGTCTTACGACGCCCGTCTTGTGCGTAGCGTATGCCCGCCGTACTTAGTCCGCATTGAGCGGATGCTCGCCGGGATGCTGACGCGGAAGCCGGTCAGGCTTAATGACACCGGCGACACGATCCGCGAGCAGCTGTTTGATGTTGACCTGCAGGGCAATGATCTGAATGCCTGGTGTTACGAAACCGCCCGCACGATGATCCGTTACGGTCACGTCGGTGTATTGGTTGACGCACCGCAGGATGGCGGCCGGCCGTACTGGATTGCATATTCACCCAGGGACATCCTCGGCTGGCGCACTGAACTTGAAGATGGCGTGCAAAAACTAACGCAGCTGCGGTTGCGGGAAGTGATCACAGAACCCCATGGTGATTACGGCGAAAAGGCAGTCGAACAGGTGCGTGTGTTGACGCCTGGTGCGTATGAACTGCACCGCAAAGATGATGACACCGGTGATTTCAAGCTCCACGACGAAGGCACCACAACGCTGGACCGGATCCCGTTTTCGATTGCCTACTCCGATCGCGTTGGTTACATGGAGTCGCGGCCACCGCTGCAGGACATCGCTGAATTGAACCTAAAGACCTATCAGGTGCAATCTGATCTCGACAATCAGCTGCACATTTCAGCAGTGCCGATGCTGGCGTTTTATGGTTTCCCATCCAGCGCTGAAGAGGTATCGGCCGGGCCAGGAGAAGCCATTGCATTCCCAGCGGAAGGCCGTGCGGAGTACATCGAACCCGGCGGCAAGAGCTTTGATTATCAGTTCAAGCGACTCGATCAGCTTGCATCGCAGATCAATGAACTAGGCCTTGCGGCAGTGCTCGGCCAGAAGCTAAGCGCCGAAACTGCTGAAGCGAAACGCATCGATCGCAGTCAAGGTGACAGCACGATGATGGTGATTGCGCAAAACGTGCAGGACATGGTCGATAACTGCCTGCAGTTTCATGCGGAATTTCTCAGCACACCAGAACAGGCTGGCAGCTGTTACGTGAACCGCGATTTCCTTGGCACCAGGCTGGAACCGCAGGATGTGTTGGCATTGCTGCAGGTTTACACTGCAGGCACCATCACGCAGGAAACATTCCTGACCCGGTTATCTGAAGGTGAAGTGCTTGGTGATGACTTTGACATCGAAGCTGAACTTGAAGCAACTCAACCATGATCAACGCATTGCTATGGGCAGCATCATGGCTCATCCCATCGGATGAACAGCAGCCCATGGGACCAGTAACGGTGTATTGCCATAAGCTACCTGAGGAAGTGTTCGCCATATTGCGTGCATCATGGGATAACAAAGTCGAAGAAGTTACTGTCTATGAATCAGAGGATGCTTACGATGATTTCAACGAAATGCTGATGTGCGCACTGGAAGAAGGTGCAGAGGTTGACATCCAAACGCAATACCATCCAATCGATATTGGTATCCACGTAGAGCAGTGACAATCCCGCCGAATGTTGATGCGATCTTTCGTAATGCGATCGATCTGAACCAATACAGCAACAGCGTTGCCAGGCGCGTCATCAACATTTACAACGACATCATCATCGATGCAGTCAACCAGCTGCAAACGATCGATGAAGCCAGAGCACCGGTCAAAGCAGCGCGGTTGCGTGCGATCTTGGCGCAACTGAAAGACAGCCTTGCGACATGGGCGGGTGATGCGACGGAGATCACCGCATTGGAGCTGCAGGGCTTAGCTGAGTTGCAGTCTGAGTTTGTGGAGGAACAGCTACGGCTGGCATTACCTGAGGGCGCACGCAACATGGTCCGCACGGTTGAGATCAGCCCGCAATTTGCACAGTCAGTTGTCACCACTGACCCGACGCAGATCAATGTCGTGGCGTTGAGTGATGACCTGTTCGCTGCAGTTGAAGGTGCACCGCAAACCTTCAGCCTGACTGCACCTAAGGGCGCAATGATTACATTACCTAATGGCCGTGTTGTCGAGAAGTCATTCCGCGGCCTAGCGGAATCGCAAGCGGAACGGTTCAGCAGCAGCGTCCGACAGGCATTGCTGACAGGCGAGACGACTCAAGAGTTATCACGCAGACTGCGCGGTACGTTGGAGTTCGGCGAGGAAGCAAAGACCATCAAACAGCTCGCATTGTCCGGCGGCGAAGCAACCAAAATGGCCGGCCATCAGGTGACTAGCATCGTCCGCACAAGCATTAACCAAGTGGCGAATGCTGCCAGTCAGCAGGTGTATGAAGCCAATCAAGACATCACCAAGAAGTACAGATACGTCGCAACACTTGACAGCCGAACCTCCGCAATCTGCCGCGCATTAGATAGTCGGGAATTTGAATACGGTAAAGGCCCGACACCGCCTCAGCATTTCTCATGTCGTTCAACGACAGTTCCCGTCATTGATTACGAAGGACTTGGATTTGATCCGCCGCGGCCCGGTAAGCGTGCAGCATCAGGTGGCATGGTTGATGCTGATACAAGTTACGGTCAGTGGTTGCTGCAGCAAGGCAAAGAACGACAGCAGGAAGTGCTGGGCAGTAAGGCGCCATATTTCAGGATGCTGGCACGTAAACACGGTGCTCGTGATGCGATGGCAAAACTGGTCCGCGAGGATGGCCGGGAGCTAACATTAGAGCAGCTGCGGGAGCGTTACGATGCCACTCCGAAAGGGTAAGTCGCAGCTAACAATTTCGCAAAATATCAGGCAACTAATCAAAGAAGGTTACAGCAGACAACAAGCAGCTGCTATTGCCTATTCCCAGGCCGGGATGACAAGTAAACGCAAAACACCAAAGCGCCGTCGGTAGACTATCGGTAGCTGCAACTCCGTCATGCCTGGTTACATGAAAGGCCCAAAGAAGCCGCAGAAACCTATGGGTAAAAAGGGAGGCAAAACGAAGTGAAACGCGGCGATCGGGTGAGCTGGACCTATCAAGGTAAACGCACATACGGCACTGTGACCAGCATCGGCGGCAAGCGTGCCACGATCAAGTCACCGACAGGCGGAACCATCACCCGCGTCGGTACTGACGACGACCCGATCGTGCGGATCAAGTCAGAATCCACCGGCAATGCCGTGCTCAAAACCAGATCGCAGTTGCGGCCAACACCGAAGCGAGGACGATGATTAACTATCGCGGCGAGCGCTTCGCTGGTTACAACAAACCCAAGCGAACGCCGAACCATCCAACAAAATCCCATGCGGTGCTTGCTAAAGAAGGCGACACCGTAAAGCTGATCCGGTTCGGGCAACAAGGCGTTAGCGGCAGCCCACCACGCAAAGATGAATCCAAAGCCGATGCAGCTAGGCGGCGTGCATTCAAAGCACGCCATGCGGCAAACATCCGCAAGGGAAAGATGTCGGCAGCGTACTGGTCAGATCGCTCAAAATGGTGACTAAAATAGATTGCACTTAACCCTGCGGGTTATCAATGTCCGAAGAAAAAGCACAGCCCACTACAGAGCAGCCTGCGGCTCCTGTAGCAACACCGCCCACACCGCCAGCAGCGGCATCAGCAGTTGACGTCGGCGCATTGCAGCGCAGCATTCAGAATCTGGAACGCAAAAATCAGGAGCTTGCAGACGAAAAGCGTAAACTCCGCAAATACGAAAAGATGGCGGAGACATTGCCTGATGGAGTGGACATCAAAGAACTCCTTGACTTCAAGCGCAGCCATGAGCAGCAACAGCTTGAATCGCAAGGAAAATATGAGGAAGCACGACAGGCTTTGGAGCAGCAGTTCCGTGAGGCGTCGGCGCAAAAGGACCAGCGCATCGCAGAACTCGAAGCCAAAGTCCGTGAACTAGAGCTACTGACGCCTGCCGTATCGGCATTGGCCGACATCGTGCATGACCCTGACCTGGTGCTCAAGACCAAGCTGGACAACAACCAGATCGAACGCGAAGCCGATGGCACCGC